TTTTTTATAGTCTTCTAAGTTTGTAACTCTTATACTAAGTTCTTCTGATTCTTTTATAATATATGCAACCACCCTATCATCCACATATTGATTTACGGTCATGTTCATCTGTCTTAGTGTATGAGCGTTTACGTGTTCATGCCACACATTCAAAATACCTACGCCTAAACCGATACCTTCTTGTGTAGTTAGAGGCATACATTAACTCCTATTGTTTATGACCTTTTCTTTTTGCCTGCACAATGAGCCTTTTGACTAAACCCTTTTGGATTATTACAATCAATACTTCTCTTATATTTCTGACTCCAACCTTCGTTCTTCTTCTTCGTTTTCTTTTTCATTCCATTGATGAAAGAACGATAGACACCGGCAGCTGACTTCTTACCCATCTCTCTTGCTCTTTGTTCCATTGCAACTGCTGCTTGTATTTTATGAGCGTGTGATTTACCACTACCTTTTATTTTTCTAACAGATGCTTCAGCATCTTTTACCGTGGCAAATTTCAAACCCTTGATTGTTCCTTTGGGGTTTTCATCTGTGTATAAATCACTGTGACTAGGTGAGTTTTTATGTTGTCCTTTTTTTCTTGGAATCCTTTTTGCTTCATCCAACCCATCATCATCCTTTGGTGGATTTAGACGTTCCATTTTATTTATTTTATACTCTGGTTCTAACTCATGTTCCAATTCATTACGAGACATTGTTGTGTTTATAAAGGCGACAACTTGATAATCTAAAACGC